AATATACCGCGTTTACCATCGCGTTCAGCAATTGGAAATATGTCAGGCACAGCCCAACGTGTAAAACGTTTGTTAGTTCCTGTTTGCTGAGCCACGTACGGTACACCACGTACGTCAACAGGATCGAATAAGTTAGCACGAAAATCTAACAAAGTTATGTTACGTTCCGCAGCACATTGTTGTGGTATTTCTGACTTACCAATGCCGGGTCCGCCCCATATCATAGTGTTAAGATTTGCTAACATATTGTCGAATATTTCAGCAACTAGTTTTGAAGGTCGAATTGCGTGCATAATAATTTACTCCTCTAAGTAGATGGCACAGGTTCGATATCGCGGATTTTGATAATCCTTGATCGTAGTTCTTGGTTAAATTGTTCAATGGCTAATTTTTCATAGTCAATGTGTTTTTGTATTGGATAAGGTGCTCTAAACTCTATCTCAATAGATTGTTCTGGTTTGCTAGCATGATAAAACATGGCACGAAACCAAAGGTTCCTGTATTTAGGAATAGTAGTCTTCATAAATAACTCCTCATAGAAAAGACATAAAATTAACTGGCTAGATATATATTAAGCACACTAGGACTCTTTAACTTAAACGAAGGGACACTAGCTTGGCATAAAAAAACCCTCTACCAGACTAAGCTAGTAGAGGGTTAAGTTGAGCAGTTTTTGTGATACACACCAAGGAAGTAATGTGCACGTCATACTCAGGACTTCTATAAACTATGCAGACATAGCCATCTTCTTGCAATGTTCTGCTGTTTGAACATTCATGGAACTGTTAGTTTTGCCAGTTGTATCGGCATGTTGGTTGTAGTTCCATTCTGCTAAACGTTGCAGTCTACGTTCAACCTCGTTCTGGACACGGTCACGATTTAGTGAAGTGCTCTTCAGACCGAACTTGTCATCTATTGCTTCAATAGAATCACGACATAGTCTAAACTTACGACCCAATTGGAACATCTTAGCTTCACGCTCGACAAGCCAATTAGGAACTTCTTCCGTCATAGTAAGAGACGATATAGAATCACTATACTCATAACATATACTGATGAACTCAGCGCAAGTACGAGTACAATGTTGTAAGAACGAAATACCAGTTGATTGCGGATCAACTTCTAGCAATGGCATCAAACCTTTTGCTATGTCTTGAATCTGCAATTGGTAGTACTCTTTCTCTTGGTCAGAATCACCTTCGCAAGCATCAAAGTTCATCTCTGATTTTGCTTTGTCATCATAAACCTTCATGATGCCAGCAACTACAGTAGGACTAAACGTTGGCTTACCATCAGCATCGAGCATATACTTCTTAAAGAAGAAGTCAGGCAAGGCAACATCTGGTTTAGCTTCACGTGCTTCAACACCTTCTGGATCAGCATTTGTATCTGGTATATATGCTGTTTCTGGTGTTTCGTTAGTAGCTACTAACTCGGGGCCAATTTCTTGGTCGTTGGGATCAAAAATATCAACTTTTGACATAAGTGTTACTCCTTGTAACGTTGGTTATAAAAATAAAACATTTAAAATAATATTCGCGAATCTTGTTCGCGTTATTCATCGTGAGTAGGATAGTCCATAGCACGATCTAAAGGACTAAGTTCCATTTCATCTTCTTCGTTTTGAAGGCGTTGTTGTTCACCTTCCTTAAGAAGAGTATTAATTTCATCTAGCTCTGCACGCAATTCTTCAGCGGTCATGTTGTCTAGCTCATGGAAATATCCAAATAAGCACACTCCAAAACCTGTTAAGAATCCTATTAATAGAAATAATATTTCACTCATTGGAATCTCCAACTATTTGAATAATGTTTCCCTCGAATAATTGCTTTTCAAAAGACTTCGGTAGATCCATCCCTGCAACTACATCAAAGTACTGGCACATTATGTCCTTAAACTTGTCGTACTCGGCTTGTGTTACTTTAACCATATCAATTCTCCTTGTGAGAATAAGATTTAAGATCTAGAATTACATCACCATCAGCTCGCAGCGAATTGCCACGAACTGTGATGATAACTCTAGGTTCAATTTCTGATGCTGTAGCTAAGCCATCGGCTACACCGTTATCAACTTTTAAGTTGAAATCTAGCTCTTCTGGTTGTGTCATAATATACTCCTCAGTAATTGACATTATAGTATAAATTTATATGAGCTGAGCTTGAACCCAAGTCTCATCTTGATCTTGTTGATAAGCCCAATGCTCTTGTTGTAACTGATGCTCTGCCTGTGCAATAGTATCCATAGTGTATACTCTGGTTTCTAGCCCTTGGCGATTAGCTAAAGTAATCATATGGCTTGAGCCTTTACTTACACCGTCCCAAAAGACTACGCAAGCATCGGCATATTTAGCCATAGCATCATTACGTACATACCCAGCTTTACGCCCGAGCTTATTCCAATCAGGAAGAAACTGTTTGATAGGGTAGTTGTTAGCTTTAGCAAACTTTTCACCAAGCTTATCAGCACCTCTAGCACCACCAGAAACTATTTCTATGGATTTAGGATCCTGATTTTGAAATAAGAATGAAAGTTTCTTCGAGACGAAGTCAAACTGTTCTGAAGAACTAACACCACGTGAACCTGCAATAATAACTTTAAACATAACTTTTACCTTGTAGTTGATTAAAAACACTTGAAATAATATTTACGAGCTTGCTCGTGCATTGGTAGGATCAAATCTATCTTCTAACCCATAAGTATCTATCGCACACTTCAACGCTTTATAGTGCGGGCTGAAGATACGAGCTTTAACATAAGAAAATATAAAACCTCGATAGTCGTTATATTGAGAAATATAAGCAGACTGCCAAGCATATAAACTTTGGTCTAAAAAACAATAATAGATTAACTTAAACATAATTAGCTCGCCTCACATTTAGGGGTATAGTCAAATTGCCAGCAATAAACTAGTTCTGAAGTATCAGTACCAGTAAAATAGTCGATTGCCATTAGAGTAATAAGAATCATAATAATCTTTATATTCATACGTAAGTCCTTGATTTATAGTTAAAAACATTAGAAATAATACTTACAAGCTTGTCTTGTCCTGTACCAGCACTTAGGAAGTAGTGGTACAGGGGTAAGTAACTGATATATATAGAGAATATAAATAGCTGTACCAGCAACATAAATGAAGTGGTACAGGCTGAGTTCCTTTCTGAGAGAAGCTTAGGGGTGAATCTGTACCAACTGTACCAGTAAAATAAGAAACTGAACTAATAAAAACGAACCATGAACCACGGTTGATTAATATAAGCTGTTAGATTTTAGCGGTACAGTTGGTACAACGGGGGTTGCACGCTACGAAAGCCACGAACCACGGTCGGTCTAGCTGTACCAGTACGGTGTAAAACAAGTGGTACACACGTGGTACAGTCGGTACAGTAGAGCCGACCTTCGCTCGTAGCGGACGCACGCGCACGCAACTTCACCGAAGAATCATCAAACAAGTTGATGATAGTAGTGCAATGATAGTAGCACGCACACTACGAGCCCCACCTTGGTAAAAAAAACCCCGATACCCTTTCGGATACCGGGGACAAAGGAAAGATTTAATAAGGTTGATTGCCTTTGTACTCAGAAGCATAATAATAGTCGTCAAACCAACTATTAGCTTCTACCATAGAACCCCAATTAGTTTCTTCTATAATTGAAGTTACTAGGTCATGTATTTCTTTATACTGGGGAGGCTTGTCATATTCAATACAATGCCAATGAAGCATTGCCTCTAGAAAATGAGCATAATAAGAAAAATCTGTTTGTAACTTAGAGATTTCTTCTTTATGTGCAGTAGAGTGTCCATACATAACGAGTATTGTTACTACGAGAGAACCAATAGTAAAGATGATAAAACCGAATAAGTAAATATCCATAATTTGTGTCCTTTGTAATGATGGGAGAGCCATCTCTGACCCTCCCGTTAGAGTTACCCAGCATCTGCTGGATGGTTTGGAGTCGTAGCTTCACGTTCAGCGTCCGACTTTGCAGCAGCGTATGAGCCAGCAGAGGCTAAGATAAGTTCATCTCTATACTTAGCATTGAACTTAGCAGTCTCTTTGACGAACTTTGCTTCAGCTTTGACAGCGTTGTGTGCATGTGCATCAGCAACAAGAGTTGAGCCAGCGTCCTTAGCTTTAACGAAAGCATAAGTAGCAACTGGAACTGCGTTAGATGCAACAGCTTTAGTAGCTCGAATAGCTAGGGCTGTAGTAGATACTGCGATAGTTTTTAGAATGTTCATATATGATCTCCTTTGATCGTTAGTTATAAACACTTAGAATAATACTCACGAGTCTTGCTCGTGAATTTTGAACAAGGTTCCAAGGGTAAATTTTAGGAAACAAGGTTCCAGACAGGCAATCGGGGATTGGGGTGGTGATTGGTGGTGATAGTAGGACCCTGCCTCCGCGGTAGTCTGAAAATATTTCTATAAAAAATTTCTACAAAAAAATTTCCCAAGATAGGGCTCCGTACCCTATAATAAATTACAGATGAGCAAAGCTATGGAAAAAATTGAACTCACTGAGACAGACCGAGCAGAAATGCAATCTCATTATCCGTACATGGACATAAAACTTAATGAGCTATCGGTACAAGAAGAGCGTTTACTACTGTTTCACATACGTGGCATGAGTAAAGCAGCCGCCGGACGTGCAGCGGGGTACGTGGACCCTGAACATGTGTACAAGATTTTTAAAAAACCTAAAATCCAACAGGCTCTTACTTACTTGCGCAAAGATATGCGCGAACAAGTCAAGTTTGATAAAACTCAAGCTACCTCCATGTACCTCGAAGCACATCGAAAGTCCGCAAATGCTACGGAAGAAACGCGCGTTGTTGATTCTTTGTGCAAGCTCCACGGTCTATTTACTCCAGAAAATGCAACTCAGATTAATATTAATGTAGACTCTATAGAACAGCTTGAAAGACTACCTGATTCCGAACTGTTAAAAATAGCAGGCGTAGATAAACAGTACTTAATTCCTAAAAACGAGGCAAAAAATGAAGAAAAAGTGTAATCATGGGATAAATGCACCTCCTCCTAAAAACCCAAAAAAATTTGCTAAAAAAATGAACCGATATAAGTCTATAAAAAGAGGTAAAAATGGCTAAAGCTACACCTACTAATAAAGCTCTGTATTCTAGAGTAAAAGCTGAAGCAAAACGGAAGTTTAAAGTTTACCCAAGTGCGTACGCTAACGGTTGGTTAGTAAGAACGTATAAAAAACGTGGCGGGAAGTACAAATAATGGCAGCAAAACCAAAAGGTGGTCTAACTGCTTGGTTTGGCAAGGGTAAGAAAGGCGATTGGGTAGATATAGGAGCACCAAAAAAGAAAGGTAAGTACCAAGCTTGTGGTAGAAAGTCTGCTAAAGGCAAAAGTAAAAGAAAATATCCAAAATGTGTACCAAGAGCTAAAGCTAATAGTATGACAGCAGCTCAAAAACGGAGTGCAGTATCCAGAAAACGAGCCGCAGGTAATCCAGGAGGTAAGCCGCGTAATGTAAAAACTATAGTTAAGAAAAAACGAAGGAGTACCCGTGGCAAGAAAAAAAGCTAACCCCATCCGTAGAACTACTGGCAAAGGGGGTAATTACCGTAAGACTAAATCCGGTGCTGGCATGACTAAAAAAGGGGTGCGAGCTTATCGAAAAGCAAACCCTGGATCTAAATTAAAAACAGCTGTAACAGGTAAAGTTAAGAAAGGTAGTAAAGCCGCAAAAAGAAGAAAATCTTATTGTGCAAGATCAGCAGGACAACTTAAAAGAAGTTCTGCAAAAACCAGAAACGATCCTAATTCTAGAATAAGACAAGCTAGGAGAAGGTGGAAATGTTAACTATTTATGATTTATTAAAAAAGGTGAAGACTATGTATGGATATGGGAAAAAAACTAAACTAAAGAAAGCAAAACCACCAGCAGCAAGACCAAAAGCAAAAGCTAACAAGAAAGCAAAAAAAACTAAAAAGAAAATGTAGTGGAAATAGCTAAAACAGAGTGTGTAAGGTGTAAGGCTTTACACCCTGAAACTTTATACCCGTCTGATGATAAAATTTGTGTGTACTGTAAAGCAGATGAAGCGGAACGGATAGAAAAACCGCCAGTAAAGATAAGTAAAAAAGAACAGCAGAAGATAACTCAAGAAGCTGCCGCACAACGTGAACTAGCGCTGCGTGCACTTGCACGTAAACACATGTTACCTTTTGTAGAGCGATTTGATTCTAATTATCAAGCAGGCTGGGTGCATAAAGATATCTGTCAAAGACTAGAACAATTTAGTCAAGACGTAGCAGATAGAAAATCCCCTAGGTTAATGTTATTTATGCCTCCTAGGCATGGCAAATCGACCTTGGCTAGTGTAGCGTTTCCCGCGTGGCATTTAGGTAGAAACCCAGAACACGAATTTATTAGTTGTTCCTACTCCGGTTCATTAGCTATGTCTTTTTCTAGGAAAGTTAGACATCAACTACGTGAACCCAACTATAAAAATGTATTTAGTGGGGCATCTTTAGATCCTACTTCGCAATCAGTAGAATCATGGTTGACTACAAAAGGTGGTGGTTATGTAGCGGCAGGTGTTGGTGGTGGTATTACAGGTAAAGGGGCCCATGTACTGGTAATAGATGATCCGGTAAAAAACCGTGAAGATGCAGAGTCTGAATATAGTCGCGCTTCAGTCTGGGATTGGTATACATCAACTGCGTACACACGTTTAGCTCCAGGCGGAGGGATACTAGTTATTTTAACGCGATGGCATGATGATGATTTAGCTGGAAGGTTATTACAAGCTGCAGCTGATGGTGCAGACGAATGGGAAGTTGTTAAATATCCTGCAATTGCGGAACAAGACGAAGAATTTAGGTTAGAAGGTGATGCATTACATCCTGAAAGATATGACATACCTTCTTTGGAAAAAATACAAAGAGCAATAGGACCAAGGGATTGGTCAGCACTATACCAGCAAAATCCAGTTGCCGATGAAGGGGATTATTTCAATAGAGAAATGATAAACTACTATGATGAACCTGATTTAGATTATACTAGATTACGTTACTATTGCGCTTGGGATTTAGCTATTGGACAACGTGAACGCAATGACTATTCTGTAGGTTTAGTTGTAGGTGTTGATGAATATGATAAATTGTATATAGTAGATTGTGTACGTGGTAAATGGGATGGGTTTGAGTTAGTTGAACGTATCTTAGATTTGTATGAAACTTGGCGACCAGGAGTAGTTGGTATTGAAAAGGGACATATTGAAATGGCTCTGGGTCCGTTTTTGGAAAAACGAGTTAGAGAACGTAGGTTAAATGAAGCATACTTTAGAGACTTAAAGACAGGTAGGAGAGATAAAGAAGCAAGAGCACGGGCAATTCAAGGTCGGATGCAACAAGGCATGGTATACTTTCCAAAAGAACCGCTTTGGGTAGGACCTTTAATAGCAGAATTATTACGTTTTCCTAACGGAGTACATGATGATCAGGTAGACGCTCTAGCGTGGATTGGTTTGATGATGACAGAATTTGCAACATATATTGAACCGATTGAACATATTCCGTCTTGGCGAGATAAGTTAGACAGTATTGCTAAGGGTGATAACAAAAAAACAGCAATGAGCGCATAAATGGCATATAAAAAATTTAAAGAAAAACTCAGCAAAGCAGAACAACATGAATTAGCCCGTACTCAGTGGGCAGCCTACACTAGAGCACGTGACAACGGGCATCAAGACTATGTAGAAATAGCAAGGCAATGTGATGCTTTTTACCGTGGACAACAATGGGATCATGGTGATATTTCAGCACTTGATGATCAAGGTAGACCCGCTCTTACTATTAATACTATATTACCTACTATTAATGCTGTACTTGGTGAACAAAGTACACGGCGTATGGATGTAAACTTTAAACCTCGTGGTAGAGGCAAACAAGAAGTTGCGGATGTACTTGATCGGTTGTTTATGCAAATTGGTGATAATAACAAATTAGATTGGACTGAGTCCCAAGTTTTTGCTGATGGCTTAATTCAAGATCGTGGTTGGTTTGATGTACGTATAGATTTCGATGATCATATTCAAGGTGAAGTACGTATAACTGCTAAAGACCCTTTAGATGTTTTAATTGATCCTGATGCTAAAGAATATGACCCGCGTACGTGGAACGAGATTTTTGAAACAAAGTGGATGAGTCTTGATGAAATAGAAGAAACCTACGGACAGAAAAAAGCAGACCAGTTACGAGTTGCGGTAGAAGAAGGTTCTGTTTTAGGTACAGATTCAGTTGAGCATGAAGAAAACAGATATGGTGATACAACTACAGGTGTAGAGTATAACCAAGGTAACACTTCTAACCCTGAAGAAAATAGATCTTTACGTGCTGTACGAGTTATTGAACGTCAGTACTATAAATTAAAAGAGTGCATGTACTATGTGGATAGTGTTACAGGTGACATGCGCGAAGTTCCATATGTATGGAGTAAAAAGAAACGCGAAAGTTTTGCGGATCAGTTTGGTTTAGAAATTCTTACTAAACTAGTACGTAAAGTACGTTGGACTACTACTGCAGATACTGTGGTACTTAATGATACTTGGTCGCCATATGACCATTTTACTTTAGTACCTTACTTTCC